ATAGCGGAAATAATGTTTTGTCAACATCTCCGACACTAACTACACCAACCCTTGGCACTCCAACAATCACAAATTACATTGAAAGTGTTGTTGCAATTGGAACAGTTTCAACATCTCACGCATTTTCATTAACTAGCGGAACAGTTCAAACTGCCACATTGACTGCTTCAACTACTTGTGTATTTACAATGCCAACTGCTTCTGCAGGTAAGTCATTTATTTTGATGTTAAAGCAAGCTGCATCAACAGGAAATGGTGCTGCTACTTTTACTGGTGTTAAATGGAACTCTATTGGAGCTCCAACTGTGACAGTCACAGCAGGAAAAATGGATATATTTTCATTTACATCTGATGGCACAAATTGGTATGGTTCATCTTCTCAAGGATACACACCATAATGTTTGCTTACCAAAATTTCATAACTAGCACTTTACCAACACCAATTCCTGTTGAATATTTGGTTGTTGCTGGCGGTGGTGGTGGCGGTCAATCAAACAATGATTTTGGTGCTGGTGGAGGTGGTGGTGCTGGAGGTATGCTCACAGGTTCTGATTTCATTTTAAGACTAGGATTTCCTGCTTCTATTGTTATTGGTGCTGGTGGTACTCAAGCAAATGACGGAACTTCATCATCGTTTTCTACCATTTCAGCAACAGGTGGTGGTGGTGGTGGTAATCGTGGTAGCGCAGGACGATCAGGTGGCTCTGGAGGCGGTGGAGGCGGCGGCAATAACTACGTTGGTGGAGATGGAACTTCTGGTCAAGGAAATTCTGGCGGCCTAAGTGGTGAAGATGGCGGTGGCGGTGGCGGTGGCAAAGGTGCTGCTGGCTCTGCGGCTTCTGGTAATGTCGGTGGCAATGGTGGCATTGGGCAAAGCTCCTCTATAACTGGAACGGCTACATATTATGCGGGTGGCGGCGGCGGTGGTAGTGACGAAGGTCAATCATCTGGTACTGGAGGCTCTGGAGGTGGAGCCAATGGTGGAAATGGTAATGCAGGAACTGCAAATACTGGTGGCGGTGGCGGTGGTAATGCTTTTGGTTATCAGCCAACAACAAACACAGGTGGTTCAGGTATTGTGATTATTCGCTATCCAGATACATACGCAGCTGCGACACACACAACTGGTTCTCCAACAATTACAACTTCTGGTGGATATAGAATTTATAAATTCACATCCTCTGGTTCAATCACAATTTGAGGTAAATCATGGCAGCTCCTAATATTGTCAACGTAGCAACGATTACAGGTAAAACTGCTGTGCAAGCTGTTGGCACTTCAGCCACGGCAATCGTCACAAATGCAGGTTCTAGTGGGAAAGTCTTTAAAGTTAATGCGCTTTATGTTTCAAATGTAGATGGCACATCAAACGCTGAACTTACTTTAGACTTGTTTCGTAGCTCTACTGCATATCGGTTGACTAATACTGTAGTTGTTCCTGCTGATGCAACACTTGATGTAATTAGCAAATCAATTTACTTGGAAGAGGGCGACTCTTTGCGTCTTACAGCAAATGCTTCTGGTGACTTAGAGGCAATTTGCTCATATGAGGAGATTAGTTAATGATTGGCAATGGAGGAATTATTGGGCCAAAGAACAGCCCAACTACTTCTGTTGCATCAGGAGTTTGGAGTTTGTCTGAGCAACAAGCAAATTCTAGTAATTGGCCTATATATACAAATAAAACTTCAACAGTTGAGTATTTACTTGTTGCTGGTGGCGCTTCTGGCGGCGCTAATCATGGCGGCGGCGGTGGCGCTGGAGGTTTCCTTAGTGGAACTGGTCAAGCAGTAACCGCTGGAACATCTTATACGATTACTGTTGGTGGTGGTGGTTCTAGTGTTTCCTATCCAAGTGCAGGTAATAATGGATCAAATTCAACTGCCTTCGGTTTAACCGCATATGGCGGTGGCGGCGGCGGTGAGCGAGACGGCAGCTCTGGCACAAGAGATGCTAAGAATGGCGGCTCAGGCGGTGGTGCAGGTGGAGATACAACTTCTAGACCGCCTGGTACAGGCATTTCTGGCCAAGGTTACGCTGGCGGTGCAAATGCGTCTGGAGGTTCAGAAGCTGTGGGTGGCGGCGGCGGTGGCGCAAGCCAAGCTGGTCAATACTACACAAGTGGAGGTGGAGGCGCTGGTTCTTCTTGGAATGGGTTTGGCCCGTTTGCTGGTGGAGGTGGAGGTGGAGGTAGACTGTACAGCTCTGCGGGCGGTTCAGGCGGCGGTGGTGCAGGCGGTTTAGATGATGGTGTAAACGGGACAGCTGGGACAGCTAATACTGGCGGCGGCGGTGGCGGTGGTGGTAGTAACGGCACAGCTTCTTCAGGCGCTGGTGGATCTGGAGTTGTATATATTCGTTACCCAGATACATATGTTGCCGCAACATCTACAACTGGGTCTCCAACAGTTACAGTATCTGGGGGCTATCGCATCTACAAATGGACCTCATCTGGTTCAATCACATTCTGAGGTTAAAAATGGCACATTTTGCACAATTAGACGAAAACAACGTGGTAACACAAGTTATTGTTATAAATAATAACGATTGTCTTGATTCCAATGGTCAAGAATCTGAAGAAGTTGGCATTGCTTTTTGCCAATCTTTATTGGGTGGAAATTGGAAGCAAACTAGCTATAACGGAAATATTCGTAAGAATTATGCAGGAATTGGTTATACTTATGACCATCAGCGTGACGCTTTTATTCCTCCAAAACCATATGCCAGTTGGGTTCTTGATGAACAAACTTGCAGATGGGATGCCCCAACACCTTACCCAACAGATGGTAAGCTTTATTCTTGGGACGAAGCAGCGCAATCTTGGGTTGAAGTACAAGGTGCATAAATGGAAAACGAAGTCAGTCACAAGCAGATCTATGATCGTTTGCTAACTGTTGAAGCTAAAGTTAATGACATTGACAAGAACACTAGGGGTCTTGTTGATGCTATTGATGCAATGCAAGGCGCTATGAAGGTGCTTGGATGGGTTGCTTCACTTGCAAAGCCAATTCTGTGGATTGGTGGATTAGTCATGGCGGCTGGCGCTGTTTGGCAAACATTCATTAAGAAATAATGGCTAATCAGAAATTAGAAATACCACCAGTACCTCCTTTGGGTACTTCTGGCCTTTCTTATTCTCAAGATTTACAAAATCAAAATAATAATCTTTTGAGATTGTTTTTCATTAGATTAATGGGTGTTTTATCATCGTTATTTGGCCCAGCAGGGGCTAGATTTGTTGATACTCCAAATGGATTATTTTTTAGCACAGCGGATCAAACACTTGCTGCTAACAATACTGGATATGCGGTTACTTTTAACAATACATATCTAGGAAACCATTTGAGTGTTGTTGATAGCTCTAAGATTACTGCTGTTTATGGTGGAATCTATCAGTTTCAATTTTCTGGACAAATAAAGAGTACGAACTCCTCTGCAAAAGATGTGTTTCTTTGGATGAAACGTAATGGGACTACTATTGGGTACACCACTCATCAATACACAATTGAAGGTTCTGATAACCACACCAACATCAATTGGAATTTTAGTATTGATCTGAGTAGCGGTCAGTATTTACAATTCTTTTGGGCGGGAAGTGATACTGCTTTAACTCTTGAAACTACTGCCGCAACAAGTCCTCATCCTGGTATACCATCTGCAGTTGTTAGTGTTACTTATGTAGCTCCATTGCCAGATACACTTCCAACGCCACCATAATAGAATGCTTATATGGCTTACATTCCACTCCAAATTCCACCAGGTGTCTTTAAGAATGGTACTGATTACCAGTCTAAAGGACGTTGGAATTATGCCAACTTAGTTCGTTGGTTTGAAGGCACTATTCGCCCTGTTGGCGGATGGAGAAAGCGTTCTGAAACACAATTAACTGGAATGGCTCGTGGCTTGATTAACTGGCGAGACAATTCAAATAACAGACGCATTGGAATTGGTACACACTCAAAGTTGTATGCTGTTTCTGAATCTGGAACCATTACAGACATTACGCCTACAGATCTGGTTGTTGGCGATGCAAATGCTGTACTAAAAATTGGCTATGGATATAGCACTTATGGCAGTTATGCCTATGGTGTAGCTCGTCCTGATCTAGGTGCATACACTCCTGCCACAACATGGAGTTTAGACACATGGGGCGAATATTTGGTAGGTTGCTCAACCAAAGATGGACGCTTGCTTGAGTGGCAATTGAATACTGCAAATGATGCGGCTGCTATTACTAATGCACCAACCAGTTGTGTTGGTTTGGTAGTTACTCAAGAACGATTCTTATTTGCTTTAGGTGCTTCTGGTAATCCTAGAAAGATTGCTTGGTCTGACCAAGAAGACAATACTGTTTGGACTGCTGCTGCAACGAATCAGGCTGGTGACTTTGAGTTGACAACAATTGGCTCTTTAATGTGTGCCAAACGTATTCGTGGTGCAACATTATTGTTTACTGATATTGATGTGCATACTGCAACATACATTGGCCCACCATTCATTTATAGCTTTGAGCGTATTGGAACTGGAGGTGGAGTTGTTTCTAAGCAATCAGTAGCTGTAATTGACAACGCTTGTATCTGGATGTCTTCATCTGGATTCTGGATCTATGATGGTTTTATTAAGCCAATCCCATGTGATGTCGGTGATTATGTGTTTAACAACCTTAATCTGACGCAATCATCTAAGGTTTATGCTGTTTTAAACTCAACTTATTCTGAGGTTTGGTGGTTCTACCCAAGCTTGGCAAGCAATGAGATTGATTCATATGTCAGCTATAACTATCGTGAAAACCATTGGTCTATTGGCACTTTAGCTCGTACTTGCGGTACAGATAGAGGCATCTTCTCAAACCCAATCATGATTTCTACTGATTCATATATTTATGAGCATGAAGTTGGTTATGCCTATGATTCTCAGACTATTTTTGCTGAGTCTGGACCAATTGAGATTGGTTTAGGAGATCGTGTGATGAGCCTGACAGAACTTATCCCTGATGAAAAGACTGCAGGAGATGTCAATGTTAGCTTTGCTACCAAGTTCTATCCGAATGCAACAGCATACAATTTTGGCCCATATACGATGGCTAACCCAACATCAATACGCATTACTGGAAGACAAATAGCCGCAAAAATTACTGGTGTTGTAAAGGGTGACTGGCGTGTTGGAGTCATCCGATTTTC